CACCAGCGAGCGGAACTGTGCCCGAGTGAAGGCATCATTGAACTCAAAGAGGCTGTACTTGGCAGCGGTCGCGATTGCCTTCTCAAGCACGATGAAGAGCCTGCGGACATTGATGCGGTCAAACGCCGAGGGCTTGGTCTGGGCGGTCTTGTCTCCATAGAGGACCGTTCCCTCGCCGGGGAAGGTGACCACGGGGTTGATGTTGTTCTTGTACAACTCGTCCCGTGCCGACTGCCGTGGGTTGTAGGCCAACTTGACCACGCCACGGACCTGACCGCGGTTGAACCCAGCCGGTGACCACCACGGGTCAAAGTTCACATCCGAACGGACGGCAATGCCTGCGATGTCGCCGTTCAGCGGGATCCAGCGATAGGTGTCGTTGTAGATGTCGTACTGATACTTGTAACCGCTATCAATCAAGGTGTACGACGAGGAACCGATGGAGTTGCGGTAGGTCAGGCAGCGGTCCAACTTCTTCTGCTCGGTCTCAAGGGGATCCTTGACGGGGCAGGAGAGGAAGAGGACGCAGTCCTTGCGAGCATCGGCGATGTCCTTGAGGGATGATCCGACCCATTCTGTGTTGGTCGCGGTGCTGATGCTTGCAACCGGCTCCGGTCCACCGATGAGAAGGTTGACATCCACGGTGTCGGAATCTCGGAAAAGGTAGTATCCTTCCTCGCCTTCGGCTGCATCCTGACCGAGGACGATGTCCTTGTAATCGGGAGTGAATCCGGCGGTGAATCCATCGTTGCCGTTCGCCATGATGTAGACACCAACGCCGAAAGAGGTATTCGTGCCGGTGGCAGAAACCGTGGTGAAGGAACTGGTGTTCCATGCCGTAATGCCGCCATTCTGATGGAACTGTGCTCCGGTCGCTCCCGTGAAGATGTCACGGTAAGTGTTGCCGGTGCGTGCCGGAGCGAGGATGTAGGCCGAGTTGGCGTTGATCTTGTCGCGATAGTTCAGGCTGTTGCCCAACGAGTCCGTGAGGTTGTCCACGATGGACAGTCCGGCGAACTTCTCAAGGACGGTGCCCTTTGAACCAGAGAACAAGCCCTTGCGGTCAATCACCACCATGTGGAACTCGTCTCCCGTTCCTCCGAGGTCGGTGACCACGGTGGAGGAGCCGGGATTGGCATCAAACTGGTTGATATAGGTCCAGTTGTTGAAGTTGGTGCCATAAGCGGTCAGTCCGCCCATGGTCGCACCGGCAGGAGCGGTCAACCCGACAAGGGTGCCGGAACCGCAAACCTGAACCTCAAGGCTGTTGCCGAGCGAACCGGGATACTTGGCGACGAAGCCACCGACCGTTGCGGCTGCTTTGCTGTCGTTGTAGTCATCGTTGGGGATGTAGCAATCGGCTGCTGTCTTGCCTGCCGGATTGGCATTCGCCATGTCCCCGACCTTGCACCGGACCACCTGAAGGTTGTTGCCGTACCCGAGGAAGTTGGCGGCACAGAACCACCACTCGGCACAGTCATCGTCGGGGGTTCCATAGAGGGAGACGAGGTTATTCTCCGAGTCAACGAGGACTCGCTTGTTGACCGGACCCCAGTTGAAGACACCCGCGAAGCCTGCACGGGTCGTTGCGACCGCAGGGACAATCGTGGTAAGATCCTTTTCCGTGACATTTACGCCGGGCGAGAGTTGGAATGCCATTGCTCAATCTCCTTGAAGTATGGATAGACGAGTGTATTTATCATTGCCCACTTTCAGAGAATCTCGTCGGCATCGTCCATCCACGACCGGTCCCTTCTTCTGGACCTTTCCGACACTTCCCTCTCCCTAGCCAGTTCCTTGGAGGCTTCCTCAAAATCATCATCGGCTCCCCCGAAGAAGCCGAAGGGGGTCAACTCGTCCTCCAGTTTCCGCAGTTTCTCCTCAAAAAGCCGCTTGCGGACATCAAGGCTGACCAGTTCCTTGAAGTACTCCTGCGTGGTCAGCCAGCCGAACATGATGAGGGTCGCCATCAGGTCGTCGTTGTAGCCCTCGCTCGCCTCGTACGAGCCGGACTTGAGGATGTAGGTGCTGAGTTCGGCAATGATGTCAAAGTCGTTGAGGATGATCTTGTCGGTCTCCACCATCTCCTTGAACACGGCACAGCCCATCTTCTTGACCTGACTGCTCATCTTGATGCCGCTGTGAATCCTTCCTCCCCCGAATCCCTCTCCGACCTTCTGCCCCTTCTTGCCTTTGATGGAGATGCTGATTACATTGTCATACTCCAACTCATCCTTGAGAATGTCGGCAACTTGCTGTCCGGTGTCATTGATCTCCACAAGCACATATGCTTCGTTATACTTACTGACCACCGACCGGATCAGGTTGGGGAGGATGGGCGACGGGAGGGTATTGTTGCGATATCTTGCCACCACCCGATAGGGAAGAGAGGTCACATCAACCACCGTCATGGCATGGTAGTCCAGCCCGATGGCACGGCTGGTGTCCACACAGGCGGTGTAGATGTGTCCGGGAATGGCTGTCTCATAGACCGCCAGCCCGTCCTCGCTCTCGCGCAGGGGTGTCTGGAAGACCAACGAGCCGATCTTGGACGGCTTGACCAGCGTCTCCTGCGAACCGAGGAACTGGCACTCATATTCCGAGATCCACTGCCGCTCGCTGGTATTGGCGATGGTCATCTGCTTGAACTTCTCGTCCCGTCCCGGAACCTGCCACCAGAATGCCTCTATGGGGACGAACTCGGACTTCTTGTTCTTGGCGTTGGTCCACATCTTGTAGAACATGTTCAGCCCGTTGGGGGTGGACACGATGACCGTCTTGGATGTCTGACCGGAGGTGATGGTCGGATAGACCGACGAGAAGAACTCCTCGGCGATCTGGTCGGGGACGAACGCGAACTCGTCAAGGAGCAGGAAGTTGTAGGACGAGCCACGGACGGCACTGGAGGAGGTTGACGAGCAGACGATGCTGGACCCGTTCTCCAGTTGCACGCTGGTCTTGTTCCACTCCACGATGCCCTGCTGGAGCCACTTGGGCAGGTTCTCGTAGGCGACCTTCACGCGGTCCATGATGCCCGTCGCCGTCTTCAACTTGTTGGCAAGAATGGCGGCTCGGTAGTTCGGGTTGAACAGGACGAGGTGGAGGATGCAGGCAAGGAGGACGGTGGTCTTGCCGCTCTGTCGGGGGATCTTGCAGATGGTGAAGCGGTTGTCAAACACCGACCGCATGATGTCCTTCTGGAAGTCATATAACATGAGAGGGACGAGACCCTCGTCCACCGTCACGATCTTCATGTACTTCTCGGCGAAGTAGATCGGGTCTTCCGAGCACTTGATGTACTCCGCCAGTTGCTCTTTCGTGAACTCCATCTGGACATGACTCCCCTTGAGCAGGGGGTTGCCCAGATATGTCTGATGATCAGCCATCCTTCTCCTCGCCTTCCATGTCAATTACTTCACCGGAGGCGATAGCCTTCTTCTGGTCGCGGATCAACTTCTGCAACTCGGCGGTGCTGCCGACATAGATGGAGTTGTTGGTGATCTTCGCCGCCTTCTGGTCCTCGCGATTGATGTCCTTCATGCGGCGATGCAGGTCCATCAACTTGGTGTTAGCCTCCAGCGAGGACTGGATGAGTTGGGCGACCACCTCATAGGCACGGGGCTGCTGGCTGTCCTGCGCCAACTCAATGATGCCCTCAATCGCCTCTTGCGACTTCTCAATGATGCACTTCAGGTTTGTGCGGACTTCGGCATAGTCCTTGTCGGAGTCGCTCTTTTCATACTCACGCACGACCGCGGGCACGCTCACGGGCGGGCGGACGATCTCCTTCGTCGGCTCAATGCCGAGGCTGTTCGCGATGTTCTCATCAATGTTGCCCATCGTTCACTCCTGTCATGTCCATGGTGTAGGCGGGTACTCGCGGATGGTCATGACAACCTGTCCCGTGAGCGAGGGGTCAAAGGAACCGGATGTGATCCCTGCCGCCGCCGTGATGCCGATGTCGGCGTACTTCCTGATGGTGCTGGTGTCCTTGCCAAAATCCTTGCCGTCAAAGATGTTGATGTCGGTGTGCGTGATGACGGTGGACTCCTTGACGGGTCCGTAGAGGTATATCTTCGCGTTGAACGAGAGGGCGGCGAAGTTGATCTTGCGGGTCGCATAGTCGCCGTAAGAGCCGTCATCGCCGTCAGAGAAAGCGACAGACGAGAGGACGATCGGGATGTCCACATCCATGTCCAGTCCTTCAATCGCCTTGATGGTCACCACATACTCCGGCGTGAAGTAGGGGATGATCTGCTCCGTGATCTGGAGGCAGTCCTCCATGCCTTTCGCCATGACACCGAGATTCATGGTGAGATTATACGGAACCCTCTCATAGCGAGCCTTCATCTTATCGCGACTCACATAACCCACCGTCTGCTGGATGCTGTTCAACTTGCGGGTGGAGTCATACTGGACCGTGCCGATCTCAAACGAGATGCGAGGCAGATAGGTCTCAATACGGACAGCCTGCTGGTCAAAGTCGGTGCCGATGCGGTCAAGGCGACGGAGGAACTTCTGCTGCGGTCCGTAGGCGATCGGCACCTTGATCCGCTCAATCTCCACCCCGTCGCCGTCCTTGCGGGAGATGTAGATGCCGTTGAACAGGGAGGCAAACGCGATGACCACCTTGCGTATCGTGCCGTGGTAGAAATGCTCAAGCATCAGGGGTCTCCGAACGGATTGCTCTCGTCAAAGTTGATGATCTCATCCGCCTCCGTCTCTATGATGTCGTTCTTGGCTTCGTCAAGGATGCCCATGCTGTCCTCGCGACCCGAGATGCTCGCATAGATGGAGTGGTCGTTCTTGGCTATGTAGGCGGTTGCTCCCTTGGCCGTCTCCGTAACCCAAGTACCAACAGCATCGGTAAGAGATATGACTTTCGGAGTGCTTCCGGAGTCATACGAGTAGACCACCGCCCTCGCAGACGATCCTGTAACTGAGCCTGTAGCCGAGCCATTTTCGTATTGATATACGCTGTCGCCTTTTGCGAAAGATCCTCCTCCATACAGCACCCCCAAGTCTAGATTGATCTTGTACCCTGTCTCGTCATTGATCGCATCAATTTCCGGAACACCGGTAGCGAAGTCCTCCTCCGAAAACTGGAAGAGTTCACAGGTAAGTTGGTAGGAGTAGAGTTTGCCCAACTGGTAGAAGGGATTCTCGTGCTCTACGAACTTGATCTCAAACAGACCCTTGCTGAGGGGCAGGAACAGGAGGTCACCTTCCAGTGGCCTGTCCGATCCGGTCTCTCTTTTGAATCGTCGGCGTGAGACCGTGAACTTGACGCTGTCACGGATCTCAAAGCCGAACTTGGTAAATGTGTCACCACCCTCAAACGCGGTGGTCGTGTCCATGTACATCTCAATCATCTTGAATGAGGTGAACCGCGAATAGCGTGACTCCCCGAACAGATCGTCCCTCTTCACCAGATTACGCGGGATGTAGTACATCTCCTGCCCGTAGATCTTGATGGCCTCAATGGTGAGGTCATCTATGAGATTCCGTTCGGGCTGGTATGTCTGGGTGTTGGTGCGTATGTACGGGTTGAGTGCCATGCGTCATCCCATCATGAAGTCAACGGGCAACTCGCCCTTCAGAATGATTTCCTTCTCTATCTCTTCCTTCTGCGTCCACGAATCCTTCATCATGCTCTGTCCGTCAAGGGTGATGTCACCCGGCAACTTGATGCCGGAGTACTTTGACAGGTTCACGCCCCACTGCCAGCGGACGAGTGCCACGCAGTACTTCTTCAGCAGACGGTCGTTGTAGACCTCGGGATACACTCTCGGGTCAAGGATGCGGTATGCCTCAATGATGATGTACATGCCCGCGTTCAACTGCCGTTTGTCGGAGTCAATGTACAACTTGTTGGCGACCCTGTTGAACCGGATGCTCTTATCCGGCGACAGGAACTGCCGCAGGAGCGAGAGGTACTGCTGGGTCATGTCGTACTGGACGAGGTCAATCGTGCCGAAGGTGTACAGGTCGTTGAGTGCGTACTGGTATCGCACATCAAACATGCCCACCGTCTGCTGCGTGAACGGGAAGATGCGGGTCACGCTGACGATGAGGTTTTCCAGCAAGACATTCTCGGGGCAGTCGGGATCAACGGATGGCTGGATGGCCTCTGCGTTCTCAAAGCCCGAACCGTCTGCGGTCTGGTTTTGTCGGTTGTTGGCCGTGAACGAGATGTAGCCGTTGTTAATATCCGTCTGCGACAACTTGTACTTCAGGTAGACCTTCTCCACACCGTCAAAGTGATACTCGGAGAAGAACTGGAAGGCATCGTTGATGCGGTCCTCCAGTTGCTCATCCGTTATGTTCACTTCTACGACGGGGTGCCCGTTTGCTCTTAGGGCGTACTCCTTCAGTTCCGCCCGCGTTGAGATCATCCCGCTGCTGCAACTGGACATTTACTGGTTCCTCCAGCGGGTATTTAGCCTTTGCAACCTCCGCCTCAAGTGCCTGCTGCTCGGCTCTTTCCTGTGCGAGGAGTTGCTTGAAGTCCTTCAGCCGCGAGACATAGCGGTCACCCTGCTCCCACTTGCCCTCAATCGTCCAGTTGCGGTCGCCTGCCTTGTATTGCCTGCAAACGCCGTCATATCTGAGGATCTTGAGATTGCTCGGATATGTGTAGGTCGGTTCAAGCCGCATGAACAGGTCAAGCGGAATCTTGAATCCGTCAATCGTGATGGTGTCACCTGCATGGATGAACATGGTCTATCGCTCCTGTCACGCCTCGGTTTTGGGGATCTGGTCTTCTTTGACCGAGAGAACCTTGCTTGCCTCGGACACGCTGATGATGGTATTTGTCTTGCTGACGCTGCCGCGCACCTTGCTGTCAAAGAACTGGGCGACCCCGCTGATCTTGATCTTGCTGTCAACCGCCCCGCCCTTCGCCGGATTGTGTCCGGTTGTTGCCACATCAATGTTCGGGACGCTGATCAGGGAGTCAACGCCCATGATGGCAAACCGGTTTTCGGGAACACCTTGCGTTGATCCGGTAGCAGGAGCACCTGCGGTCAGGTCGTTGTAGATGTCGGTGAACCGATTGATGTTGACCGTTGACTGCTTGGCGTAGACACCCGGTCCACGAACGACTGTCTGCCCCATCTCAAGGACCGATCCACCCTTGACAACGATAGGTGCCCTGTTTGACATGATTCGGGACATTCGGACATGGTCATCCGTGATCTTCACGGTAGACCCATCCTTTGCCACGATCGGAATGGACGAACGGGAGACGCTTGATCCCCGCAGGGTGAGGGACGAGTCATCCTCAACCGACGCACCGAAGTAGCAATGCGAGATGTGGGTGTCATTCAACTTGACCCTTGCATCATCGGTCGCATGGATGGCTGCGGGATACTTGACCAGAGAGACCTTTGATGTCTCCACATGACCGCCCTTGGTCTGGATGCCAATCGCATTGCTGTACTCATTCCGTGGAATGAACGGCAGCATGGAGGGATCCCCGAGCATGGACTGGGCATTGGAGGTATTCACGAAAGCCACCCCGTCCATGGACAATCCACCGGGCAAGTCATACCGTCCGATGAATGTGCGGGTTCCCGGCTCGGTGAAGAAAGCCCCCTCCTCGGATGATGACCGGAATGTCACCTTGTAGATGTCCATGTCCGTGATGTA